CGCTTGTAATATCAGCATCAAACATGATGGAAACTGAACCGCTTTGGGAGCATACTATCGCAAAATATAGCGGAGTGTCTTGGTAATCCACGCCTTTAGTGATCGTGACTGTTGCGGAATTTCCAGAAAAAGCTTCATATCTAGTAACGCCACCCGTAGAAGCCGCAGAAGGTGCCCATTCAGAACCATCAAATGACATAACTTGATTTAGTGTTGGCGAGGCATCAGATACTGCTGTCCCTTGAATTGCTACAACTGTTGGGCTTGGATAATCTCCACCCAAGTCTCCCGAAGCAGCACCTATAGGGTTGGAACCAGGGGTATAAAACTCAACACCTGTCTCCCCAGCATTTACACGTAAAGGCATTAAAGCTGCACCAGTATAAGAAGCAGGAGTATCAGGTAGAACTTCAAAAGTGGGACTTGCCACATAATCTGCTATTGTTTTAAAATCTAGTGACACCGCATCAGAACCAACTACAACTATGTCTCCTGCATGGCCTGTATAATCCATAGGTGTATCGGGTAGCAAAGCAAAAGTTGCACTAGCGACTAGCTCATTAACATCTCTGAATACCAGAGTAGTTGATGAGGAACCTACTGTAACAACTTGGTTGGGATACCCAGAATAACTAATAGGCGTATCAACCAAATCCAAGAAGGTCCATGCCTCCAGGTTTGTTTGAACTGCTGCAACAGTTGCGGCAATAGCAGTCAATAGTGTCCCAAGCTGTGTAAATTCAATAGCATCACCAGGGTTCGCCCCTGCGTTAGTGTTTATTATCTTAAAACCATCCGTATCCAAATGTTGAGTTAGGGTTATAGCCCCTGTGTTTTCGTCAACTACGGGGGTATATTCCAAACCATCTGAAGACCAGATAACCGTGCCTGAAGCATTTTCGACTACAAAAAGGTATATTCCGTTACCAAAGACAATAGCACGACCATAGGCATCTAGCACTATTGGCCAAGTAGCACTTGCCGTTTGGTCTCTATCAGTGTTCAGATTAACTTGTGTTCCAGTGCCAGCTAGGTAGGTTTTAACCAAACCACCATTAAGGGGTTCATCGGTAATAGGGTCCCGCATACCTGCTAGCAGAAAATCTATCTGGACGGCCTCGGAATAACAAGGCATAACCTGTAGAACTAATACTAAAACCAATACAAAAATAAACTTTTTCATTAACATCTCCTTAGTATGCTGGGTCAACCAAGACACTATCTGTATCTTCGTGCTGGTCACGTAAATTTAAGATTAACTCTTTTGCAGCTTCCCTGCCCAGTCTTATTAGCTTCTCTTGCTTAACCCCGTATTCCTCACCTTGCTTATACGCTAAGGCATAAATCAAATAATCAATCCAACCTGCTGGAACATCTGGTGTAGAAGAACCTGTAGTCATAAGTCCAAGTAACCTAATTCTTCTATAAAAAATAGTGAAGTCATTTCGGTTAGGCTTGAAATAAACCTTAAGTGTTGGTGGGCTAGCATACCTATCAAACCTAGCTTGGTAGGGTGTTCCTGTTTCCCATTTGGTATACTGTTTGTCTTCTTCAAATCTGTTGATCAAATCCAAATGGTAGTCATCGTCAGTATCTCGGATATAAGCTGTTTCGATTGAACGTGTATCATCAGGTAACGTAATAGTAGCACCATCGGAATACCCAGTAGCTAATGCCCAAGCAGCGGGACTATCATTAGATGTTTCCGATGCATACCAATATAAAGCCCAATTAACTCCAACACCGGGTTCGTCTGTGGCTGCTGAGGTATGCGGAACTATACAATAATAAGTAGCACCATTGTTTGTAACAGTACTGGGTAAAGGGAGAACCTGTGAACATTCTTCCAGCGCCCACAATTTCCTTTTGTATTTATCCAAGCCTATATTAATCAAATCAAGATCATCCGCAGCAGAATTATACATTTCGGAAGTGATTGTATCACCTTCTCCAATAACCCCTAGACGCTTTAGAGCTTTTTCTATAATACTATTTCGGGTCTTTGTAAACGTGGAAGCCATTAATTTCTCCTAAAAAATAAGCCGATTACGCTTGGGTAATCGGCTTTTAATTACGTAGATTATCTTTGTTTTATATTCAGTGTCAAAGGTAAACTAGACATGTTAGTTATAGTTCCTGTGATATTAGCTGTTGCGGTTACATTGGTTGTATTCGGGATGAAAGTCCCAGCAGCAGCCGTAGCAATCTTCAACTTACCTATCAAAGTAGTCCCAGCATCAAACATTGGAAGAACCAAGTTTTCAGCATAGGAGACTATAGGGGATTGCTTTGTTACATAAGAACCGTCTGCTTGAACACCGATTGCGAACAAACAAAACTTACTATTACCAACAGTAGTTGCGGGTGAAGAAAAAGCTATAGTATTTGTAGCTACAAGAGTTACAAATTCATTAGAGACAACAGCAACAGGTGTTCCAGTTACAGTGAGATAGACTGTAGCAGAGCCTATTCCAGCAGAACTTTCTAGCTTATGATTTGCAGAGTATACGAGTTCTTCTCGTAACTGCTGCACATCTCTAGCATGTGAACCATTAGCTGTTATTTCATCAGCCATAATAGCAAATGGTATCGCTACCATTGCTATTAAAGCTATTATAAACATCTTCTTCATTATGTAGTCTGAGTTCCTTCATAATTAGTTTTTGCTACAAGGTATCCGCAAAGTTTTACGGAGATATTGGCAGCAGCTACAGCAGCTCCACCGATTGTAAGAACAAGTTTCTTACCAGTTTCAGCATAGAATTTTTGTGTTGCTGTTAATGAAGCTACAGCACCGTCAAGAGTTCCAGCGGTGTTATCAGCTTTAATATCAGTTAGGGTCTGAGCAGCAAGGAATTGTGTTCCAGATGCTTCGTCACCAACTGCTATAGTAACAGTATCTTCAGTTGTATGAACTGCTAGGATAACTTTTGTTACCATCATTCCAACAGGGATTTCACACACTTCTACTGTATCCCCACTAGCAGCACCAGTGATAGAGAAGTCAAGGTTGTAACCATCAGCTACAGGTTGCATCTCCATTCTGTTTGCAACAGATTTTGGTAAAAAGGCAGTAATATTACTCATTAATTATTTTCTCCTATAAGGGGGCTAGTGCCCCCAATTATATTATTGGCTAGTAGCTACGTTAGTAACTGTGAAAGTAACACCACAAGAACAATAATCTTCTGCACTTCCAGCGGAAGTAAACTTGAAAGAAGTCTTCTTAGTCTTGCTGATGAATTTTCTACCTACACCAGTTTCTTCGTCATAACCGAAGGATTTATTTACTGTCTCAGGTCTCTTTCCCCATGCCCATAAAGAAGAACCAGCACCGAGTAAAACGCCTGTGCAGTAATAAAGTCCTGCTGTTGTTGGATGTGGGAGGATCTGGATGTTCTCATGCTCAATGATGATAACACTATCTATAATAGCTACAGCATCTTTGAATATTGGATTATCTGGTCCACGTCTTTCAGCTTCTTTAACATAGCCTTGATACTCCGCGTTGCTTTTCATGTCGTAACAAGCATATGGATGAACCAAGAGAACAAAATATTTCTTTCCATTAACCACAACTGGCTTGAAAGGATATGTTGCTCTGGCATTAGAACCATTAGCAAATCCAGTCTTACCGAGTGCTCTTGCACGTCTGACTAATGCTGGTGACATTTTATCAAGTGCTGTTAGATCAGCTGTAGCTGTCTTGCCACCACCCCAGATAGAACGTGAAGGGCTGTCCTGGATAGCTACAAACCAAAGGTCGTCGAGTGTTTCAGAACTGAATTGGTCGAGACCTTCAGCAGCTTCATCAGGAATTGAGAACCAAGGTCTCTTACCATCAACACCGTTCTTCCAGCGGAAACCCATCTTGTATTCTTCAAGGTTAATACTGTCAGTGAAGTATTTGATTTCGCCTTCTCGACCTTCAAGAGATTGTCCTGAAGAACCAAGAACAACTTGTGTTTCTTGTCTTGGATAAATTGTAAAGGTGATTTTATCACCTGGCTCTTTGAGCAATTTTGTTTTCTCAAGTATCATGCTGTCCTTGGACGTGCCCATATACTTGTCAATAAACATATCTTTTCTAACTTCTCTAAACGCTATTTCGTCCCAGTGTTTTTTTGTTACGGGACTATCTGTGCTAATGCCTGTGCTTGCCATTAATTATGCTCCTGTTTTAAGCTGTTTGCTAGCTGTGCTTTTAATTCCTTATCGGAAAGTCTTGCTATGGCAGCAGAGCTAGTTGCAACAGACATAGCTGGTGGAGGGTTAGCCCCAGCAGCACTTGTTACAACTTGTTCTTGCCTATTTATTTTTACCATATTTACAGCAGCAGGGTTAGGTTTTGGGGTCAATGCTTTTAACTTGGCTTCAAGCTGTGCCATTTTGACACTATCTTTATACCTAGCATTAAGCATATACATACCCAAAGGGTTTTGATCGTGTAAGTTACCCATATATTGATTTACTTGCACAGGTGTCATACCTTCATTGTTAACTAAGAAATCACTAATCCCTCTTGCATTTGCATGAAGGTCTGGAACATACTCAGCATAATACTTAGCGTTGGCTTCACGCATCTGGTTCAACTGGGCTTCTTGCTCAAGAGCACCAATCTGTTGATTAACATTGTTGTGCTTTTGAAGTTGTTCAGTTGCTTTCACGCTGTCATTATCAAAATCTTCCTGAGTGGGTTTTGGTGGGATTTCTTTACGAAGTTGCCCTACCTCATTTGATAAACGACCATTAAGCTGTTGCAAGTGTTGGTGCTGTTTCGTAAGAGCATCCAGGCTCTTCTTGAGTTCCTCAGCGGTTTCTGCCTTGGCTACATCTGGGTTTTCCTCTATTGGTTCCGAAACATCAACAACGGGTGCTGTTGGTATTGCTCCTGGAGCAGGTTCCACTATAGCTTCTGGTGTTACTACGGGGGTGACTTCTGGTGCTAACTCCGGCTTAGGTATTTCAATACCTTGGCTTCTAGCCATAGACTCTGCGAGTTCAGCATCAGTGAGTGTAGTTACATCTTGTTCTGTGTTCTCAATTACAGGGGAAGTTATTGCTGGTGCAGCTTCTTGTCCTGGTATCATTGTGAACCTCCTGGGTTGTTATTTTGTCCTGGCATTCTGCCAGCCTTTTGCATTTCGGTCTCGAACTTGAGCTTTTCCATTTCCATCTTTTCTTGTTGCAAAGCTTCCATAGCCTTAGCCCATTTGCCCTTATTAGGTAGGCTTGAGAGTTCGACAAGAAGTCCTGGGGGAACAGGGATACCCTGTGCCTGTGCATCTTGCCAAGATTTTCTCTCAAATTCTTTCATAGTTGGGCTGAGTGGTTGCTCACCAATAGAAATGTCATACTCAGATAAATCCTTAGTTTCCAAAATACGTAAGATGTTCTGCATTGCTAGGGCATCTTCCTCCTGGCTTCTTTGCTGAGGGATAGGCTGGTTAGCTATTTGCAGTTCCTCCATACGTTCTGGGTTAGAAGCTTCAGAAAGAACAATCCTTGCTATTCGCTCTTTTGACATGTATTTCTGTGCTAATTTAAAAACTTTTTGCATAACAACTTGCTTAGATAATATGAAGTTGTCAAATACTCTTTCGTTACCAACAAGACCCGCTTGTCTTTGTTGCATTCCAGCTTGACCTGATTGATACTCAGAAGACTGTCCTGCCATAGATGCATTGATATTAGTAACAGCACCAATAACACTGATGTTTTCTCGTTGTAAAGTAATGAGTTCCGAAGGGAACTTGGGAGCTTGTCTTGGTTGTGGGGGTAGAGCATCAGGGCTATGCTTTGTCATAGAACCAGTCTTACCTACATTCTGTTTAAAATTTCTTTCGTCTTTAGGGTCGTCAAAAGTATCACTGGTATAGTCCCAACCAGGAGCTAATGTTCTATTAGCTGCATCTATGATTTGGCTACTGCGCTTGTTTATCTCACGCTGGGGGTCTTTCATAAATTCAACTTTACCGTTGAACCCATCGTTATCATCATATTTATAAACATAATAAGGTGTCAGTGAAAAACCTTCATAGGGTCTATCAGGATAATAAGGGGCTTTAACCACGGATGTTCCAGCGGTAATGGTAATAACCATACGCTCTTTAACAAGTTCTAATACTTGGATAATTGGAAGTGTTATCAGTTTATTGGCAATAGCCTCAGAAACTTCTTGTTCTAATTCTAACTGATCATCAATAGCTACAAAAGCTGTTCTAAATTCTTTTACTTCATGTTCAATAAGTCTAACACGCTTGTGTGTCTTGTCTACAAGGCTTGTATCCCCATAGTATTGGTTACTCTCAGCCGTAACTTCCCATCTATCCGAAGACATATCTGTAGTCTCGGCATTGTCCAAAGAGAAATTAACCATAGTGGTTAGTTCATCTTTCTTCTTAGGGAACCTACCTAAAGCTTCTCCAAGAGACATCCACTTGGCTTTGTGGCTATGGGTCGCATCCGAAGCATCAAGCTTCTCATGCCTTCCAAAGTAACCATCTTTCCAAGGAAAACGCTCTGCGAATATCTCGCCACGTGGGTTACGCTTCTGAGTTATACCAACATTGAACAAGCCTCTACCTGGGATTAGGCCATCTTCAAAAACTCTAATCTCTTCAGTAGGCATCTTGGACATTTTGGAAATACGCATAAGTAAGGCAGTTGCAATATCCGCTACGCCTTCATCAGAACCTTCAACTGGGAAAGCTCTGGGGTCTAATTTGTTTTGTCTAGCAATACCAGATAAAATATCAATGGAACTGGCAACTACATTTAATGTTTGGGCTGCTCTGTTCTCACTTTCTAGTTTTTGCTTAACTTCTTTCTGCCATTGATCACCTTTGAAGAACTTGGCACTTTCGATACCACGGTCTCTTGACTTTTTCTCATTGGCTTCAGCAGATTTGAACAACGAAATGACAGCTTCAGAAGTTTTCTTTTCATCTTCCTTCTTTGGCTTGGCGGGTAAAACCTCTTTGGTTTCCATCAAATCATGGGTATGATTATCATTTTCCCCAATAATAGATATTGTCTGTCCCGTTTCAGGGTCTTGGTTAAGAACAACCTGATGATCATGTGGGTTCTCACCATCTACTGTGGTTAGAAATACATTCTGGGCTTGGTTAAGATAAACCGCATGCCAGTGTCCATTAACCTCAGTTGTTCTATATATTGTTGCCATAACTATATTCTATCAGATAAATGATAGTTGTGCAAACTTTTATTTAATTGGTTCTTTTCGCCCTTCTTTTCGCCTTAGCTCTTTCTTCGTATATCTCATAAAGTTTTAGCACAGCCAAGAGACCCAATGCTAATACTAGAGCTAATATTCCAAGCACAAAAGGAACTAGATACAACCCAGCTATTACCCACCAAGAAATTTCTATAACCTTAGCTAACTTCAATGTTATCAAAACAATAGTTAACAAACCATAAAAACCTACCCCGCCATTTACATTCGCCCCTTCTTCGTTACTCATTCTATACTCCTTGAGTTATTTTATACTGACATCCAGCTTTGATTATAATCGCTTTTGCCTTGTTGGTCAAATATTTCATCCCAAGGGTCTTTACGTTTCTTTGTTTTTGGCTCTCCCATTGACTTAAAGGAACTATCTTTATGTTTCATAGTTACCATATAAGCTTCTAAAATGTTGGGAGATTTAACACCACGGGACTTCATTTTCATCTTACCCTCTATCTTAATAACGCTGGTGTCACAATCTTTTTCGTCTCGTTTCATAGCCATACATTCATTAACAAACTTCTTTGTTAGCTTGTGCTTGGCGGGGAAAGAGATAGTCCCATTCTCAAATGTTGTCCTAACTTTCCAATACAATTCATCTCTTAATCTATTAAATCTTTTCTTCTGAGCATAAGTGCCCTTGGCTGCTTGGGGTTTTTCTTTTGTCTTGGTATTTACATCCACTCCAGTTATCTTTCCTGGGAACCTAGCATCTAGCAGATCATAAACTCCAGCACCAATACCAATCATGTCAACATACATGTGGTCACATTCCCATTCCAAAAAGACTTCAGCAGCAGCTTCAGCAAGCTCAGGAATTTTAAGTTTCTTAAATTCCATCATATCAATTATCTTCTTACCATCTCGGATAATAACCGCAGCAGGGTCTTCCCCTAGTCTAGCTGGGTCAAGTCCCATTATTCTTAGAGTGGTATCATCTGTGATATACTCTCTACCCTTGGCATTATCAATCCAGTTTTGTGGGAGTAAGGTATCTTCTGATTGTGTTGGTGGTAGACCCAAGACATTAACACGATACTCTGTGCTATCTTCACCATGAATTTCTAGGGTTCTAGCAGTTTTATCCTGATCAACATTCTCAGAAAATCTACTATCCCAATGAAGCTTCCACCAGAACTTAGCTCGAGTGTCATAGTGAGTTTCATAGGCATAGCCGTAGGACTTAGTTGGGTTGAAGATTAAGAGGGCAAAGTTTACAGGACCAGTTGTCGTAGTTTCAAGTGAACTTAAGACTGGTTCAGGGACACCATCGGCTTCATCAACACCAACCATCATATAATCTTCATGGAGACCATCCATGTTCTTGGCTTGGGTTTTCTTATCAGCAGCTTTCGGTGCAGTTTTTAATCTAGCCCACCAACTCTTACCCTCTTCATTTGGGTTCTCTTTATTCTTCATAAAGATTTTATCTGTCTGAACTACAATATCATCATAGAAAACAAAACACTGGTTTCCTTCTTTGTCAGTTCTGTTAATCCACTTGGCAATCTCAGCTAATAACACATCTCTCATTTGATCTCTGGATGGTCCAGTTAAAGGTATCTTGGAATTTTTAAAGCAACAAAGGAACCACAAGATAGCCCAGGCTAAGAAAGCGTCCTTACCCGTACCCTTTCCAGACATAACAGAAATGCCTTCAAGGTTTGCGATTTTGAGTTCTTCGGGTGTTAATGTTTGTGGGCCGTCAAGCCACTTCCTCATTTTACAACCAACAATACTAGATAGGGCAGCTGCCCCTTCTTTCTGTTGAGTGGTAATAGAGGTTATACCAAGAGCTTCTACAAAGAACCTCTCAGCATCAAGTTGCCATTCGCCTATCAGACCTACAACTTGTTGTCTAACGTTCGCGTCTTTTTGTTGCAAGTCCAACACATTCGATGAGAGAGACTTTTTTGACATTAGCTGTGCTTTCCTCGTTTAACAATCTCATAACAGTTATTAAAGCTGGGATATGCCGTAAACGATGTTCAGCTTTCATATTCTGTATCTGCTCTTTGGGTATATCAATTAGCGTAGCCACTTGATCTCGTATCGTATCGGCTAATTCTGCATTCGTTTCTACAAGCTTATCAAGTTCTGTAGTTAGAACTACGGCTGCTATCTCCGCAGGAGCTTCTGGTATATAACTTTGTATCTCTTTCATAGACTGTATAAACTCAGGGTATTCCGCCCTAACTTCTTTAAGCCTGTTACATACTGTATTCTTAGTCCCCAAGGCGAACTTATCAGCAATCTCTGAATAACTCATACCATCTGCATAATGCAATCGAGCCATTTGTAGTGATTGTGTAATATTTGTTTGCCTTGGTCTACCCATGTTCTAATCATATCATAACATGTCCTAATAGGCAAATGGTTAAATATCTTGACACTACTACGTGCTACTCTGCACTACTATATACTACTCTATGGTATTAGGTAGTATGGGGTGGTATATGGCTGGAAGCCTTTAGTAGCACAGGTCTTAAGAGGACGCTTTTTGAAAATTTACAAAAATTTTACTGTTGATCAGATTTTTGGGATGGTTGGCTCGTTTTGCCACGCCCGCCCCCTCCCCCCTTCTCTCCTCGCATTCTTCAGGCTTAGACAACAACAGGCCGTCACTCCTCTGATTAATCATTCCAGTTCATATACCTTATTAGCTATTGCCTTGTCTCCTGGTGCCTTATATACCTAGCATTGAATAGACTTATACCTGTGTTCTTTTGGGTGGATAATAGTATTCATACAGAGAAAAATACTTTGTTTTTTGGTTTACATAACTATTATTGGTTTACATAATACCTATTATCAGACGTTAATAATGGTTTACATAACTAAGTTGAATAACTGGATCTGCTTAGGCAAATTAAACGTAGGATATTATTAATTAATTTATTATCGTAAATGTTCTTGACATTTCTTGAATTATCAATTATTGTAAGTTTATAGAAGTTTAAAAGTTTAAAAAGGCGGTTGATTATGAAACAATTAGAAAAGTTTATAACATGGTATTTTGCAACTCAGGCAAGTAGAAAATGTATAGAACACAAGGAGGCCCTTACTGAGGAACTAACTAGAGCTTTTTGGGACATTATCGACAATGATAGCACGTGTGATAAGTTTGCATATCGTTGTGTTAACCAATTTCTTTATCTTAGATAAAAACAATAGGAGTTTATAACATTATGAAGATAACACAAGAAGAAATGAGAAAAGAAATACTTGGATTTATTAAGTATTTGATAATGACTAATCATGCCGTGGTAAACGGCAAGACAGAAGTAATGGATATACAAACAATAAATAGTAACATTGACTATTATCTAACTGAGATCAAAGGCGAATATTAACATGTTTAAAATACCACCTAAAACACTAGCAAACTTATTTTTAAGCGAAGCGTTTCGACTGTGGGGGAAAACTTTACCAAATAAAGATATGGCTAACTTATCTAGTATTTACCGAGCTTTAAAAGATAACAAATTAAAAGAAGCCGAATTGATAGCTGGACAAAATGAGTTGAGTTTAGAACTATTTAAACAAGCAAAAGAACAGTATCTAATAAATGAGATCAAAACAAAAGGGAGTACAAAATTATGAGTAACGAACGATTAACAAAATGGGACATTTTGCAAGAATGTGAAGCTATAAACCATGGTATCTTTGATGACTATGATTTTCTCGACAACGAATTTGAAGCACTAGCAAAGTTACAAAAAGAGCTATTAAAAGCTACACACAGCAACCTGAGTGCAGAAGAAATAGCAGATATTGAACTAGAGATACACGATGCAATAGAGGCCCTACAAGAAATGTCATTAGACGATGATGATAGCTTGCGTGACAAGTTTTATGAAGCTCTATATGAAAGAGTTGATAGCTCTCAGTATGTCCTATATTATTACCATGCCTGGGACGTGGCCAAAGAAATGAGGTGCGACGCTATATCATGTGAGGAATACGAGCAATTCTCTTGCGATTCTGACGATGATGGAGACCTCGATAAACAGATAACATTATTTGCATTCTGTGTTGTGCACGGAAATTGCACGAACAGTTCCAGCGATGATTTTAAAACGTGGCTAACAGATAGACTAGAAATATTAGGAGTTAAAAGCTAGTGACAAAAGATAGCCTAGCAGATATCCTAAAAAAGATAGAGCTAGCAGCGTTAAAAGGTAATTACGAGCGGGTTAATAAGCTAATGACAATATTAGAGGTGTATATATGAGACAGATGGTAAATAAACTAATAAACTTTTTGGATACCAAAACAAGCTTGGATAAAGCCGAAAACGGTTGCTATAGCGGCGAAATTCACGTAGACTATCGGGATGAACTAAGCCAAGACAGCATTGAAAAAATATTAAAGTCGGACGAACCGATGGATGAATTTTACGAACTCTTCGGGGTTGAATATGATACCTATGAACTCGAAGCATTGCATAACCAACTTAAAGAAGACTTTGAAGGGTATGTAGATAATCAAGAAGAAATAGACGAATGGATTAATGAACATGTAAGCTTTTATATTGATACTAAGCATTACTTGACCGAAACAGTATGCGCAAATATTATCATTGATACCGGTGACGGTGACTATGACTTTACCCTCAATGACCTTGCTAATGCAGACGAGATTGAGGGTGAAAGTTCTTTGCTTTGGTTAGCTCTACAACAAGGGTATACAAAGAAGCAGTTAGAAGATGCAACCATAGCCGAAG